CTAAATTAACATCAGCAGCTAATGTATCTGTTTCCATTAATTGAACGTTAGCAACAGAAATTGCAGATGTTGCAGAAGATGTAGCATCTTTAAATAATGATGTTGGAGCATTTGAAACGTCATCATTTGCTAAGAATGCTGATTCCATTGTTGAAGCAACTGATTGAGCCATGTTTCTTCTTAATGCAGCTTCAATAGATGCATTTTGAGTTACAGCCTCAGCCGATACGTTTACGATAGAAATACATTTCTTTGGGCTTAAAGTTAATGATGTAGCTGTTCCATTTGCAGCAGGAGCAGAGCCTCCAGTTTCAGCAACGAATCCAGAATTGATTGATGAAAATACTGGGAATTTCATGTTGTTAACTCCAGAATAAAAATTAGCTCCAGCAGATGCCATTACTAAGTTTGCCTCTAATTGGTCTGTCCATGCCATTGCTTGTGTTGCATTTGCAGCACCAGTTTCAACAGCAGCTCTTGTTAATATGCTTGAAGGAATACCAATTCCTTTGTAAGATTGACCAGTATATCTAGATTCATTTCTAGCTTCTTGATCCATTTCCTTAATTAACCCCTCTAAACGCCCGTTTGCAGCTTGTGCTAAAGCATCTTGAAAAGAATAATCTCTCACTTCTTTTTCTACTTTTGTACTTGTAACTCCAGAAACAACAGCAGCATTACGCTTGATAGTTTCCATTTTTTCAGCTCTTTCAATCTTAGAATCAAGATTATCAACTTCTGTTAATAACCCATCAACTTGACTGTTTTCGTCAGAGGTCAAATCTCTTTCCTCAGTTGTAGCAACATCTTTAATGTTTTCCAACTGAGAAATAATGTCTGATCTTTCCTCTTTTAAAATAATTGATGTTTTCATTTTATAATTTTTTAATTTTATTTTCTCTTTTTTAATTCAATATTTAATGAGATAAGAGAATTTCTCACTAAATTGTTTTCTTTTTCTTCAATAATTTCTTCTTTAGTTTCTTCAACTAAACTTTCTTGATATTCTTTTAAGCCTCTTTTAGCAACAACTAAATCACTATCAGCTTGTGAATAGGCTGGATATGTTACAGCTGAGATATCATAAAGCATATCAATCTTTTTAATAGTTCTAATGTTGTTACCATCAGCATCAGTAGACCATTCATCACCATTCGGAGCAACTGTGAAAGCAAAAGAACTTTGACTTATATCCCCACGTTTTAAAGAAATAGCTAAATCTTTTGCATAAGATAGTTCAGGCTCTATTTCAAATTCATATCTTAATCCTTTTTCATCGGCTCTTAAATTTAAAGTTCCAACTCCATTTTTACTTCTCGCCATTATAAGCGATGCGTCATGATTAATTAAAGCTCTCACATCTGAAGAATTTATAAGTTCCTCTGAAAACGCATTTTGTTCTATATATTCATAAAAGCCTCCAAGATTATTTGATCTTGAATCATAAACACTTGCGTAACCTACAACAACCTCTTTACCATCTTCTGTTGAGTCAACTCTTGTTTCTACGTTAAATATTCTTTTTTCCATATTATTATTATTTTTTTTATTTTCTAATTGAGTATTGCAAACAGCTAATCTTTGTTTCTCGTCATCATAATCCTCAACCATGATTTCATCTGACATACATCTGTCAATAAAATCTTCATTCGTTTCATCTATATTAGGAGTTGGTATCGGCATCTTCTCCCACTTTTTCTATTGTAGTCATGTTCATTTGCATAAAATGTTTATCGCCACCCTCAATAGAGTTCATATTTTCTTTTTGTCTTACTTCATTAATTGACATATAACCATTTGTAATTGCAGTTTTATAAGCCTCAGTTCTTGATTTTACATCACCTCTTAATAACCCATTTACATTAAACTCAACAAATGTTTTACCCAACTCATTAGTTCTAAATAGTTTAAGATTCATCTCTTGTTCTATTCTTGTTAAGTAAGGCATCAAAGTATATGTAACAAATTCTTGAGATTGCATTTCAATATTATTAAAACTTGATTTGCTTAAATCTTTTAACATGTGTGGAGGAACATTAAAAATACGAGCCACCTCCTCAATACTAAATTGTCTTGAGCTTAAAAACTGAGCTTGTTCTGGGCTTATTGAGATAGGCTTAAATGTTAATCCTTCCTCTAATACAATAGTTGAATTACTATTTTTTAGTTTACCATAGTTACTGTTGAAGCTGGTTTTTAATCTTTGTAAAGCTGTATCACTTAATGCTCTATCAGTTTGTAAAATAGAACTTGGCTTTGCGCCATTAGAAAAGAATGTTGAGCCAAACTCTTCTAAACTAACACCCCAGTTTAATGCCTTAGCGCATTGACTAATCGGAGAAAGACCTGTCACACCATCGTCTGTGATTGTTTTTATGTGCAGCACATCAGATGAATCTAAAACACTTCCACCATCTATTTGATAAAACAACTCATTATTATTTACAACAACTGTAACATTACTAGGATCTAAACATATTAATTGAACTGGAGTTCCAGAATTGTTTCTTACTATTTGAACATAACTATTTCCCTCAGTACAAATACTGAGCATAATAAACTCAAAGAAAGTTATTTTATTTTGATAATAGTTTGGTTTAAATTTTACAAGTTTGTAAATTGGGCTTTTAGTGTCTTCTAATTTATCACCATTTGCTTGTTTAGTATAAACAGAAATAGGTAGTGATGAAACTGATTCAGCAAGTAATCTTATTGCACACCAAACAGCAGTAAGCGTTAGGGCTTTGTCAGTATCAAAAACATTAGCATCAGGAAATATAGTGTTAAGAGATAAATCTCTTTTTTGTGTTTTAGCTGGGATGAATACGTTAGTTATTCTCTCTAGTAAGGTCAATGTGAAATAATTATTTTCACAATAATACGACACAAAACTTTTTTAAAAAAACAAACTAAGTATTATTTTTTAACATTTTTAAAGAACTAAAATATCTCTTTCATCATAAACGCTATCACTACTCTCAGTTGTAAGGTGACAACCCAAGCTCATTATTAAAGCGACAATAGGATCAATGCGGTCAACACTCTTAGATTTTGATGGCTTGATATTACCAGCAGGGTCTTCTTGCAAACTTACATTGCTTAAACACCAATTCATGCAAGGATTATTATTATGAATAATATTTTTAGCAAGTATCTCAGCCTCTAATGTTTTAGTTGGCATTGACATTGAAACAAAACCTTGACCAAATGGGTCTAATGTAGCACCATCATTTTGCAAATCAATTACTAATTGTGAAGCATTCCACCTATCGTAACATATGCTTTGAATCCTATATTTTTTGGATAGCTCATTTATCTTTGCTCTTATAAAACTATAATCAGCAACATCACCACTTGTCCCATAAACATGACCATCCCTTAGCCATGCAACATAATCTACACCATCTCTTTCACTTCTTTTCTTTGCATTTTCTTCTGGAATAAATATGTAAGGAATAAAAACAAACTTGCCATCAACATTAAATAATAAAACAAAAGCAGTCAAGTCCCTAGTTGAGGCTAAATCTAAACCGCCCCAAGCCGCACAATTCTCTAGCTTACTATAATCAAAATCTTGATGACACGCATCCCACTCACCAGATGTTAACCATGCACTATGTGAATCTGTCCATTGATTTAACATTAAACGCCTAAAGGTATTTTGATAAGAGGGAACATCAACAGCTCTTTGACTTTCCCTTTGCATATATTCTTTTTTTAAACTAATGCCATAATTTGGATTTGCTTTTATCCAAGTTTTTTCACAAGTGATGTCATCGTCATTATCTGATTCATATATTACAGCATAGAAAGAACTGTCAGAAATCGTATTCTCTAAAACCTTTTTTGCATAAGTATATATTTCATAACATATTGATTGCTTATCATATCCAGCTGTTGTAATTGCAATAGTCAATGGCTGCCTTCTTGAGCCAGTTGATGTTGTTAATGTATCCCATAAATCTCTGTTTGGCTGAGTATGTAATTCATCAAAGATTATACAGTTAGCATTAAAGCCATGTTTTGTTTTAGAATCTGAACTTATAGCTTGATAAAAATTTCCCTTTGATTCATTAACAATAGAGTTTCTATATGCTTTGCCTCTTTGAGAAAGTTCTGCGTTTTGATGTAACATACCTTTTGCTATTTCAAATACAATACCAGCTTGACTTCTATCACCAGCAGCACTATAAACTTCACTCCCTCTTTCTTCATCTGCAAATAACATATACAATCCAATGGCTGCACATAGAGTTGATTTACCATTCTTTCTTGGCACTTCAATGAATACAGTTCTATATTTTCTTAGATTTGTTTTTTTATTTTTCCAGCCAAAAATATCACCAACAATTTTACTTTGCCATTTCTCAAGTTTCAAAGGCTGACCAGTAAGCTCACCTTTTGTATGAGTTACAAAAGTTTCAATAAAACCTATTGCTTTTTCTGCGGCTTTTTTATCAAAGTAATATTTACTCAAAGTAATTATTTATTTGTGTATTATTAGTAGTAACTGGAGCTGATATATTTGCTCTAGCACTTGGTGTAATTCCAAAGTTTGCTGCAAGTTTTAATGCATTATTTAAAGCATCATTTTTCATTTTAACAAATGGCTTTGCTTGAGTTCTAACAATATCACCATTAGTATTTTTAAAAGTATCAACTCTACCAGATTTTTTTAATTCAGTTTCACATTCTATGTAAGTAGCCATCTCATTACAGTATGCTAAAATTAAACTTAGGTCAACATGGTGTAACATTTTTAAATTAAATAATTGACTTGTAATTTTATACCATTCAACAACACCAGTTTCAGATAGTAATTCTGGAGGCTCTGGCAATTGCAAAACAAGATCAGCTGTCATTTCATTCTCAACTAACCTATCAGCTCTAGCAGTTCCTTGCATTTCCTTCAATACAGTTGGCGTTTTTTTTCTTCCTCTAGCCATTATTTTTTAGTAAGTGTTGGCTCAGTTCTAATTAAATAAGGCACACCAAATTCTTTTTGCACCTCAACCATGTAATCACCACATCTCTCACACTCACTATTTTTTGTTACAACTTTTGATTCAACAATTTGCAAAATTGCTTTCTCTAATTTTTTTTCTGTTTTGCATTTTTTACAATGAAATATAAACATAGTTTTTGGTTTTAGTTTGAACTTAAACTGATATTGATACCTAGATATCTAATTATGACAACGATATCGTTAAAGGCCATCATCGTTTCT